CCAGTAATAGGGTTAAAGGAAACATTCTCGTAAGCTACAGAAAAAGAGTTAGCAGTAGCTAACGTGGCTAGTCGGCTTTCTAGTGCAGCTCTGATGGTTTTGTGTATACTAGCCATTACTCAGTCCCTGTATTTACTTCTGCGTTACCAAGGAGGTCAGCTAACTGCTGGTAAACGTGAGCTTGACCTTGACCACCAGCTCTGGGGATATTCCCTCTGGGATTGTTCTCAACTATACTGGCATGAGCAGAGTTGTTCCTGATGTTAAATGTGTCCTTAGTTAAGTCCAGCTTACTGAGGTCTTGCATGAGCAACGATCTAGCCACTTCACGATCCCCAGAGTATCTTTTACGACCTTTTGCACTTCGACTCCTCGGTGCCCCAGCAGTGTTGCTTAAAGTATGGGACTCAATGTAAGCACCAGTGTCTACAGGGGAGTTTAATACAAGGTAGTCTATAGCTTGTGTGAGCATCTCTCTGATAGCATCTTCTTTTAGGGCGTCTATACCCTCTATTATTTCTTCAAACGTACCTGTCAGTTTAGTTTTAGACATAACTACTCCTGTACGCCACACATATGACACAAGGCTACACCACCAGAGAATAGGGTTGTCACAGAAGTTACCTTTACTGTGTCGCCATTGCCTAAGATAAGGTCTTCGTCATCAGGGGTAATACTTAGACCTTGAGCAGCTATAAGTAGCTTTCTCTGGCCCCTCACAATCTCGTCCTTGTCCCCTGTTAGGCCTAAGCTGTAGTTATAGAAGTAACCCAGTATACTGTAGTCTGTAGTCACTCCCCCTGACCTACTGCCAGTAGCAGGGTCGTAGGCTCCCTCTGTAGTAATCTTGCGGAGAGTCAGAGACTGCCCGTGATCATTAACTAGGCGATATAAGTCACCAGACCTAAACATATCTGATCCTAACTATTATAGTCGTAGGAGTCGGAGTTGTCGTAACTTGCGGGGTTCTTAAACCTGTCTCTTCTGAAGCTGGGTTTAATTCTATCAGTGTTCTCACGGACAGCTTTAACAGCAGTTACACTAATACCGCCAGCCTTGATACCTATAACAGCACCAGAAGTCTTACCTTGATACTCAAGGTTATCTGCGAGAGACATATATTGCTTTGCCAGAGTAGAGTACTTAGAGGAAAGTGCTCCACTAAGCTCTGTGTCAACCAGTCGTGAGTACTTTGACGATATGACCCTAGCTACCCAAGCGGCAGAGTAGTAAACATTGTTACCCGTCTGAGTAAGACTAAAGTCAACCTCCTCATTCTGAAGCTGTTGGTCATTAGTGTCTGTATCCCCAGACAACAACCTAACACTGTTTAGTCTCTCAGCAGCGGTAGCTGTACCAAGGGTAGTAGGATCATACGTCCAAGCCATTAACCGTTCTCCAACTGTCCGTAATTACGCCTCCAACTACGGATCATTCCTCGTTGCTTATCTAATACCCTAGACTTCTTGCAACGCTTCTTGTCATACTCTCTCGTTGTTGCACAAGAGTCTTTGACCTTCTCATTTATCGTATCTACCAGACCTGACAGGCCATCTATATCTAATGACTCAAGCCCATCACCAACCTTCATACCAGTTTCCTTAGTGGAATCATGGAAGAGGGTTCTCTGGTTATAAAGGATACGAACCTTGTTGTCGTCTACGCTCAGTTCTTTCCAAGGAAAGTGTTCACCCGCTTGCCACTGCCTGCCAGCACCAGTGAAGGGAACTCTTACGAACGTGGGTCTGTCTATTTGAAACGGGAACTCTTCGGGTCTAATCATAGTCGGGGTCTCCTATGTGGATGGTGGGACACCCTAAAGCATCCCACCTGTGTACGCTTATTGTACGATAGCGTTAAAGAAGTAACCCAAGTCTGGGCCAACCAGCTTCATGTCGTAAGCCATCTTAACTTGGATATGCTCTGCAACTTGCTGACGCTTCAGTGCATCATCCGAGAAGGACTCAACAGTGATACCTAAGTTGTTTGCTCCTGGGATATTGTTCCAAGCAAAGGTAAGACCAGCCGCAGGGCTCATGAGACCCGCATTAGAAGGCGTGTGGCACAGAAGGGCATGCTTACCGCCAATAAAGGCAGTTGACTCTGCAGCACCCTCTACAGCGGTGTTACGCACTGCTTCCATGACGTAGAAGTTCTCTACCTCAAAGATTTCAGCCAGCTTAGCATCTGTGATCAGAGCTGTGTTGCTGACAGTAGCGCCACCGTTCAAGCGTGACAGAATGTCTGGGTGGTTGACCAGAGCGTCACGGACTTCTTTACCAACAACCATAGTGTTTGGCTTATAGCCACCAGAAGCAAGCTGCATGGTGCGGCGAGCAAGTGTGACGTTGGCAATTGGTGTTGCGTTAGTGTAGTCGTTCCAGTAGACCGGAGGAGTGCCGCCAGAAGCTGCACCATCGACAGAAGTTGTCCAGAGGCTATTTGCAAAGAATGTGCTTGCAAACTGTTCTTCACGGTGGATCATCAGGCGCATAGCCAGAGTCTCAGCACCAGCTTGACGCAGGTTCAGTACTTCGTCTTCGTTAGCGATAGTCTGCTCATCGAAGTCCATACCCAAGCCATAGACGTCAGCAAAATAGCTGTCGTTTGAGATAGCCATACCGATACGGTTGACTTCAGTCCGTGGCGCAAGCTTCTGTACGTCACCTGTGCGGTTCATGTTGGCACGGTCATAGATGTAATACTTGTCAGACTGACGCTGTACACCTACCGTGGGAAATACCTTATCTGCGATAAAGTTCTCTTGTGATTGTGCATAGGCCAGTGTCAGGTTAGACAACGGGCGGTCAATATGCACCTGTGATGGGGTTAGATTTGGCATAATTTTATTCCTTATTCTATGCTATTAGGCGTGTGCGTTGCCAGTAGAGCCAAGTTCAATGGCGATAAACTGACCAGTTACGCCAGCTTCGTAAGCACGTCCGAGAATGATGTCGCCGGCAGTTGAGTTAACAGCAAGGCCCCCTGTAGCTGCAGATACATCGTCACCGATAGTGACTGTTCCGCCACATTTGACCATGACTTTGCCAGATACGGTAATGGTGGATGCTCCGCCTGCGATTGAGCCTGCTTCGATGACGCCGATTGCTTGGGCTCCGTCATCACAGACTGCGGCTTTACCAGCAGCGTCCATAGCAGCGAACAAGTGTTGTGAAGTGCTGAGATCAGCAGCAGCGATTAGTGTGCGGTTGTCCCGTGATTGAGTAACAGCCATTTTTATTCCCCTTTATAGGATTTAGTGATCAGAGCTTTGCCTTCATCAGTCTTCGCTACGGCAGCGTAGGCCAAGGCATGCTGGCTCTTCTTCATTTTATTATCGTCCATGTAGGACTTTACGAGTGCTTCCAACTTATCAGTCGCCGAGGCGAACTCTCCGTCTACGTCAGATTTACCCAGTTCAGTCATGCTGTCAGCAAAGGCTTTGTCGGCTGCTTTGAGTGCTTGCATGATTGTCTCTTCGTCTCCGAAATTGGCAACCAAAGATTTGGCTACTCCAATGTCAAAGTTTGGCAACTCGGCTTCCGCATGCTTAACCAAGATGGCATCTGCTTTAGCAACTTCTGCTTCTTCCAGCGCCTTCAAGATAACCGCAGGGATGTCAGCTTTGTTAATTTGCTCATCGCCGTAAGTTACAAACTCAGGCTCAACCATTTTCTCAATGGCATCTGCTTTAACGATGTAACCAGCTTCTTCTAGCGACTTGCTAAGGCGATCAACCTCGGCTTTAGCTAGGTCTAGCTCTGCTTTAACTGTATCAACTTCATCAAGAGGACCTTGAACGTCCTTCTTCATGTTCATGTTATACATCTTCATAGCTTCTTCCTCGGACATACCTTTGTCCATAAACGGCTTCAGCTTTGCTTTCATGTCATCTGACATTTTCTCTACTTCGTTCTCCATAGTATCTCCCTCGGAGTTGTCCCTTTTATAAAGAGAGACCATTGCTTGTTTGTTGGCTGGACGATCCACTAAAGATAGTTCATCCAACTCTAGTTGTTTCAGTAAATTAGGCATCGTAAGATTCCTTTACAGCACGGCCGCCTATCGAGAAGGCCGCAAGTTCACCAGACTTGACCCTAGCCCAGACGTCATCATCGTATACTTTAAAAGCTACGACCCATCCTTCACGGTCACTCTGGATGCCAAGGGCCTCACCAATCTCTTTAGTGATAGGCATGGAGTGGATAACCGCCCCAATCTGACCCCCTTTGTGCATTTCTTTGCCGACACGAATGTTCTCCATGAAGTTGTTCACGGCTTTAACAAGTGTCTCTGGTTCGATGACATCGCCTTGGCGATCAACCACAGGTTCGCCCTTTTCGGTAACGACTGAGGCCCACCCGTAGACGAGACGTTGTTCATCGTCTGCCTTGAGGATTTGTCCTTCGATATTGTGTTTTGTGAGTTGTGACACTGAGGTTCCTCCCTCCCACATTCTGCAAGACCAATATCCTGCTGTTGTTTTGTCCTTCTTTGAGTCGCAGTTATGCCTTGCACGGAAGTTGGCCCTAGCTTTCGGGTCATCCCGTCGAATCTCCATGTTGGGATCACCGAATGATACACGCTTGACCTTACCCCCACTCTCTACAAAGACTTCAAATTTCTTATTGCCACCCTGTATTCTACGAGGCTTATTCAGTGTGACTTTCTCGCCCTGATACTCGGCCATTATACAGCCCTACAACGGAGTATGACAGCCCGTTGGATAGTGGTCGCTATACTTGTGGTAACAGTACAGACGAAAGTGTAATCCCTTCTGTCTACCCCACCAGCTACATAAATAATAGCTGTATTACCTGATAGGGCCTGTTGTATGTTCTGTATGCTGTCAACAATAGCACCACCACTAGCAGTGGTTAAGTCATGACCAGCAGCTAAGACAGTTTCACCGGAGTTAATATTAGAGCGTACAGACCATACTACTGTACTAATGGTGAACCCAGCGACAATGTCAGACCAATCAATACTGTAGTCTAGTAGTTCGTCTGGGTCTTTGTTGGGCCAAACTAGGCTCATATCGTATCCTTCTATGCCGCTAAATTTTTTGAGGTTTTAGGAGGTCTAATTTTCCTTGGGCTACTAAAGGTAGGTCTTGTAGTTCTGTTATCAGCAAAGCCGCCGTGTACCTGTCTAAGTGCATTATACAAGTGCTTAATTGCCTCAAAGTCAAACTTGAATCCTGTAGCAGTAAGGTCAGGACCAAACTCAACATCTATTGAGAAACCTGATACTAGCTTACCAGCCCCTACTCCAACCACACCTAGGGTGACAGTAACAAAACCACCAGTGATTACTGGAACAATTGCTGGTATTCCCGCCCTGCCCACACTAGCGACCAGTTCTAGTCCATTAGGGAAAGTGTTAGCATCACCAGTAAAGGTAATGTCGCCTATTGACCCTGTAAACTCGACACCAGAAGACGGTGCAGTGTTAGCATTAGCAGTAAAAGTTATGTTGCCTAAGCTAAGGGTAGCAAGTCTAGTTGTACAAGTGGCATTTGAAGTAGCTAGAGTTGTAATACTTCCTAAGCTTGCAGATATAAGTATGCTGTCAGAGGGGTATATAATCTCTGTGGGTTGAGCCTCTACACCAGAAAGGTTTAACTCTAGTGTGACAACTTGAGAATCTACAGATAAAGTATTAAAAGACCTAAGAGTGGGAGTGCCTAGGGTTAAGGTGGCATCAAAACCACCTACAGGTTGGTCAACAGCTATAGGACCAGCTAAGACCCCAAGGGATACTGCAAAGTCAAAATCTGTCTGTGTAGGTCCAGCAGTAGGTGAACGAGAGGCGTAAGGGTATATTACATCATTAGCAGGCTGATTGGGTTCCGCTATAATTTCTACCCTAGACGTACTCAAGTACCATTGAGGGTCAGGTAGTCCTACAGTAGCAATCTCAAAGCCTACCTTAAAGGGTGTGAGGTCTTGTTCCTCTACAGGTATGTCTGGGTCTGTTGGTGGGGTAATGATTTCTTTATATACAAAGGCAGAGACATTAACTTGTAGGTCTGATAAGCTGTCTTGTAGGTCTACCTCAAGCCCACTCAGAATTTCAGACACATTAACTTTAATTGCCCCTAAAGAGGAGGTAACTAAAAGCGTATGCTCTTGGGAAACAGGAGTACCATCAGGAAAATTAGCAGCGGTGATCTGAGGCTGTAATCGGAAACCGTACGACACCCAAGCTGCGCCAAGGTAAAGTTCAGTTTTATCAGTGGCAAAAGGTCTAGTTCTTAAAGTGCCAAGGTCAAAACCTTTGTCTGTGTCATACTTTTGTAAGAGGTAGTGCTTGTTTTCGTTAGGCCATTGTATTTCACCAACTTGAACTGTAATGAGGCTGTCAAAGTATGTATCGGTATCAGTTGTATCAAAAGTGTTTATTGTGCGTACTTGTCCAACAACAACATTAAACAGGTTAGGGTCATTAGCAGGGAAAGTAAGGGTAGCTAAGAGAGGGTCATCAATAGTACTGATAGTTGCAGCATTGTTAACAATAGTCTCAGAGGGTAAGTGGTTTAGGTTTACCGTGACAGGGTAGGAGTTACTGGCATCATAACCAAGAGAAGCTTCATAGGTAGCTGGGTAGGTGTAGTCACCGTTAACCAAAGGAACCCATGAGGATTGAGACACTATAGGGTCAGAGGTTAACTCAGCGGTAAGCTTAGTCTGTAGAGATAAGGCCCTATCGCCAG